GTACATTCAGGACTTTCTGTTTCTTCAACTACTAGAGACTGCCACGCATTTCATAAAAGTGCGGTAGGTGTTGCTAATGGTTCGGAAATTAGAACAGAAATAAATTACATTCCAGAAAAAGTCAGTAATCTTATCACATCTTATATGTCAATGGGTGCAACAATAATTGACGCTAATGGTGCGATTGAGGTTCAAATAACAGAATAGGAGAAAATTAAAATGGCATTTGCAATAGCAGACTTAAAAAAAGTAGCTGGTGGGTCCGTTGGAATTTGGCACTATTCTTCAACTGACGCAATCAGTACTATAATTGGTACAGACTACTTTCTAGCTGCGACTAGCGAACTTAAAGTAAACGATATAATACTTTGTGTAGGTTCAACTGGCGGAACTAGAAGTGCAGACCTCGTGGTAGTATCCACGAATTCTGGAACTTCTGTAGCAACGATCAACGGTACAGCATAGTAACATAAGACGTATAGGCGGGGTGCTTGCATTCCGCCTACACTTAAGATAAATAAATGAAATGGCTGATAGTAAATATGATATTTGTAGTAAAGCATTAGTTTTAGTAGGTGCTAATACTATTTCAAGCTTTACTGAAAATACCACAGAATCTAAAGTAGCCAATCAATTATACGAATCAACACTAGAAAATCTCTTAACAAGATGTAGATGGAGATTTGCAAGTAAACAAGCCGCATTAAGTAAGAAAACATCCGATCCAACAGCCAGATATAAATCAGCTTATTCATTACCAGCAGACGCATTTATTATGCACACCGTAACTGTAGGAGATGCTGTAATTAAATATGACCGTTACGGAGATGAAATCTTTACAAACACAACATCAACTGATACAGTAGTTGCTGATTACACTTTCCAACCAAGCGAAAGTGATTTTCCTCCATACTTCAAACAGACGCTAGTTTTCGAGCTAGCGTCTTTGTTTGCAGGAGCTATCGCAAGAAACGATCAACTATCAGAACTGTATCACAAACGAGCAATAGCACAGCAGGCGATTGCCAAAGCTATTGATGCACAGGCACAAACAACTAGAAGAGTAGATGTGGATCGATTTAGAAATGTTAGGAATGTAACTTCATTTAATAAGATCGATGCCAAATCTCCTTAATGAAATGCTATGGCTAGACAAAGAGTACATCAAGCAAGTTTTCTACGAGGGGAACTTGATCCTACTATCATATCTCGTGTCGATGTTGCGGCTTACGGACAAGGTTTAAAAAAAGCTAGAAACGTCATTCCCTTAAACCAAGGTGGAGTTGAAAGAAGAGGAGGAACTCTTTTTAGAGCAGACCTAGGAGGACCAACTCGTTTGGAAAGCTTTATCTTTAATTCTACTCAAGAATATGTATTTGCTTTTCAGAATCAAACATTAAAAATTTATACAACAGCAGGAGTATTGGCGGCAACTTTTACTTCTTGTCCTTGGCTTACATCAGAACTCTATGAATTAAATTTCACACAACAAGGAGATACAATGATTGTGGTTCACGAAAATATAGTACCACAAGTCATTACAAGAATAGGATCAACTTCTTTTACAAGAACTGCATTTGGATTTGAAACTAGCGTCAATGGAGAAAAGACTTATCAACCTTATTTTAAATTTGCTGACGATAGTATTACTTTAGATATTGATTCTACTACTAAAGGTACGACAGGTGTTACTTGTACTACCTCTAGTGCTTATTGGATTTCAGGTTATGTAGGTATGGTTATCCGATACCACGGAGCAGAATTAACAATTACAGGATATACTTCTTCAACTGTAGTAACTGCAACTTTAAATGATGATGTTGAAATAGAATTGGATGCTGATCCTTTTGCTACTCAACAAGGTTCAGGAGTTGTTAAAGTTACACAAGTAGGACACGGATTTTCTACAGGTGCATCAGTTACTATCTCAGGAGCTAATGATATTTTTGATGAGGATGGTAATGGTTTAGCAACTGCAAATATTAATGGAACTTTTAGTATTACAGTTTTAGATGACGATCATTGGGAATTTACCGCAGGTGGAAGTGATACTGCTCTTGAATCAGTAGATGGTGGTGGAGTAAGAGTTGTTATTGTAGGACACCCTCCTACTAGAAATTGGGATGAACAAGTATTTTCTTCAGTTAATGGTTATCCAAAAACTGCTACATTCCACGAACAAAGATTATATTTTGGTGGAGTAACTGCATTACCTGATGGTATACAAGGAAGTAAGATTACAGACTTTTATAATTTTGATGTAGGCGAAGCGGCAGATGCAGATTCAATACAAATACAAATTGCCTCAGATCAAATAAACGAAATAAGACATTTAGTATCAGCAAAACTATTACAGATTTTTTCAAGTACATCTGAGTTTTATTTAAAACCACAAATAGGAAAACCTATTACACCAACTGATATTCAAATTATTAGACAATCGACTTTAGGAAGTCAGTTAAAAGCGATGCCTAGAATATTTGATGGTGCAACTATCTATATTCAAAATAATGGTAAGACTGTAAGAGAATATTTTTATGGTGCAACAGCAGAAGAATTTACTTCTAACTCTATTAGCTTATTATCCAATCATTTAATTTCCAGTCCACAAGACTCAGCAAAGATTACATCAATGCCAAGTCGTACAGAACAATTTTATTTTCTTGTAAATGATGATGGAACAATGGGAATTTTTACTTCACAAAGAGCAGAAAAAATTGCAGGATGGATGTTATGGTCCACAGATGGAACTATAGAATCTGTTACTTGTACGACCAGTAATATTTACATAAGTGTCAAGAGAACAATCAATAGCTCAGATGTTTATTACCTCGAACAATTTGCATCTACCGCTTTTGATCTGCCAACAGATATGACAGTTACTAAGACGATTTCTGCAACCTATCAACCTCACGGAACGCCTTTAGTAAACGGAACATTCAGTTCTACCACTACATTTATTGGAGATGGTTTTACGAATGCTCCAAGCCAAGGAGAAACATTCCAGTTTGCAGGAGCAGGTACGGTCTATACAATTCAAAGTGCTACTGCGACAGGTAATAGCGGAGAATATACTATTGTTCTTAATGCTAGTACCTCACAATCCGATGGTGTTGCATTACAATTTGTAACTTCAAAAGTCTTTTCAGGATTAAATAGTTTACCTGATATGAGATTAAAAACAGTTTATCTTACTTCAGGATCAGCCGAGGGAAGTGCAGTCTATTATTATGGATCAGGAACAGTTGATGCTAATGGTGTAGTTAGTATTACTACAGCTACTTCATCAGCCGATATTGGTTTGAATTATGATATTACACTAGATACTTTACCCATTGATGCTACAATTCAGAACGGACAATTAACAGGGTATCCTAGGAAAATTGCCAAAGCTGTTGTAGAACTATCTTCAACGTATAATATGAAAGTTAATACGAATGATGTAATTCTTACAGATGTAACTTTGAATACATCAGGCGGATTAACAAGTTTTACAGGAAAGAAAGAAGTGTATTTTTTAGGATATAATTTAGAACCCAATTTAGAAATTACTCAATCAGCACCATTACCTATGAGATTACTGGGCTTAACAACGGAGGTATATTACTAATGGACCCTGTTCATTTGATGTATCTGGCAATCGCACAAATTGCTCTAACCGCTTATGGAACAATGGCGAGTGTCAATGCTCAAAAACAAGCTATGGCTTATCAGGTCATGCAGCATGAACTTCAACAAAAACAATATAAGGATCAAGCAGATTCAGAAGCATTAAAAACTTTAATGGATGAGAATGATAGAAAGAAAAAATATCTTTCTCAAATCGATGAGAATAGAGCATTACTTTCAATTACAGGAACGACTGCGGATTCTGCATCTTATCGTGCATTCTTTAAAGCAGGTAAAGCAGTAGTTAAAAGTGATTTAGAAAAAATTAAATTAATGGGAACTGAAAGAAGACTAGCGGCTTTATACGGAGTACAGCAAGCTGGAATAGCAAGTCAAGGTGTAAGAGCAGGTGGTAAAGCTGGAATCATTTCAACTGTTGGAAGAAGTTTAATGGGTGGTTATAGAGTAGTAAGGGAAACAAAACCTAGTTGGTTTTATGATAACTAGTTGGTTTATAGAATAATGGCTAAATTAAAAAAAGAACAATCAGAAATAAAATATGTAGACCAGATTGGAGTTAATCAAGGTGCAGGTTTTAGTGTTGCGGCTAGAAGTCAAATACAAGCGGCAAATCACTTTAATAATTTAGTCAGCCATTTTGCAGACTTTGGATTAAAAGAATTAAAAGACCTCGGTAAGAAGATGGGAGAGGATGCGGCAGAAAACGCTAAGTTTACTGAAGTAGAGAAAGATTATAAGCATCCCATTACAGGCGAAATTGAAAAACAACTGGTCCCTGATAAGATACCTGATGCTGGTGTCGGTCAACCTACTTGGTTTGAGCCAACTGAATCAATGCAAAACGCATATGATAAGGAGATTTATAATAAATATAAACTGGAAGTTGAGTCCTCTATCCGAGGAATTATTTTAGATGAAAGAGCAAAAGCGATTGAAAGTAAATCTAATCCTAGTGAGTTTAATCAAATTATACAGGCAAGAATAGATCCACTCTTAGATAATTTAGAACCTAAATTTTCTACTTTAATGGAAACGTATACTGAAACACAAAGACAAACACATTGGTATCAGGTCCAAGATGCTTTTGTTAGGCATAATGAGAAAGTTGGTAATGCAGCATATACTGCTCAAGTTATGCAACAACAGCTTGAAATTGAAGCGATGTATATCAATGGAGTAGATAATAAAGAAATTGAAACTAAAGAGAAAGAATTAACAGATTTTATCACTAATGCCAAAGCTGCTGAACGGGTTGGTGCTTTAGCCAATGGAGATAGAGTGATTAGTGCTATGAACGATTCCAAAGCAGGCAATAAAATAATGCAATCAATTATTCCTGATAATATGAAAGACTTGGCAATTTCAAAAAAATTAGTTGTTTTAGAAAATCTCAAAAAATATGAGATGCTTTTACAAGGAGGAGTTAAAAAGATTACACTTAGTACAGGAGAAAGTATAACCGCACCTGACTTACTCAAGAAATTTAATAATAATCAAACTGCTATAAATGCGATGAGAATAAGGGTAAGTCAAATTGTTCAAGATTATAATATTAATATTGGAGATGAAACTAAAATTAATACAATGTTGTCATATGTACAACAAAATATACAGAATGCACCAACAGGTGTTGCTGCGTATTTTGGCAATATGAGTACTGCTAACATTACTGAGTTGTTACAGGAACCTCAAGTTATAGAATTACTAATGTCTGAATATAATAAACTTGCGGGTGTTACACAAATTACAGATTATGTAGACGCATACCAAGATGATGGTTTTGTAAAATACGTTTTAAGAACCACAAAACATTTACCAACTGCTATGAAAAACGGTATTGAAAATACATTTACTGAAATGAATCAAGTAGGATTAAATCGTCTGTATGATTCTAGTTTATTAAGAATGCTTACTAACTTTCAACAAACGCATATTAATCCTGATGGTACTACATCTAGCCAAACTATAGATATGTTAAAATCTGTTGGCTTTAATGATAAACTGATTGGTAAAATTAGAACAATGGAAAGTGCATTATCTGTAATGAAAATGGCTGAAGCTAGACAATTTACTATCGATTGGTTTGCTGATTTAGATAAAACAAAAGTAGGTAGTCTTTCTGAATTATTAAATAAACGTGGCAAGGTTACTATGACATCGGTTAATAAAAGAATTGATGAACAAATTGAATATAATCTTAAAATAACGAAAGGTGTATGGGGATTTAGAAATGAAGTAATGTTTAGTAACCGTCTTCAAGACTTAGTAAGAGTTCAAGTACATAAAAATATTTTAGATGGTTCAGGATATATTAAAGATGATAATGATGTTGATCCTTATGTTAGGTCTGCTTTAGCTTTAGTACTGAATAATAAAACAAATTTTGGATTTGATAAACATACTTATACTCCATTTATTAATCCTACAAATGAAGACTGGGATGATGCAGATAGATTTGTTTTATTGCCTGCTAAAAACTTTTATTCATTACCTGATGCAAAAGGAGAAATGTCAGTTGAGTGGATGAGTTCTGAAATTATGAAGTTAGTTAAAACATCACAAGAACACGAAAAAGGTTTTAGTTATAAATTTGGTAAAGATATATTTCTACAACCAACAGATAGTTTTAGTATTCCTCCAAGATATAATCTTGTTTATTACAATGAAACAGATGGACAAGCTACAATACTTCAAGACGATAATGGTTTTCATATTGTTTATGATCCCAATATTACTTTTCAAAAAAATAGCGATTTGATTGTACAAACTGAAGAGTTTAAAATTAATATGGATAACGCAAAACAAAGCAGAACAC